GTCGCGTTGGCGTTGGGCATCAAGCTCATTAGATCGTTCTCTCCGACAGGAAAGGCACATTCAGACGATGAGGTGTCGTACGATCAAGTGGCTGCAAATCATAGCTCTCGAAAGCGCAGACAGCAAACCCGCGCAGAAAAGCGAGCATGGGGTGAAGCTGTGAACCCGGATTCTGGCAGGTGTCATTCAGATGACACTGAAGAGTCTGGGTCCTCAGACCAGCTCTGTGTTGACCCTGTTGCACTGGACGATCCTGTCGATGACCACGTTCGAAAGGCATTGGTCGAGATTGCCGTTCGCGAGTGCAATTTGAGTGGTGAGTTCACGTCGAACAAGCGAACCCGTGGAACCGGATTTATCATCCGGGGCAGAACGGTGCTCACTAACTCGCACACGTTGAAAGAGAACGACGGAGGATTGTTCCGCCTTTCGGTCAAGGTCTTTGAGCCGTTCAGAAAAGACGGAGAAATCGAGACGCTGGACTTTACGATTGGAGAGAGCGACGTGTACCGATCGGACACTCACGATGTGTGTTTGTTCAATTTGCCTATGAGCGTGTACCAGAAGAAAGATCTGGTTGGATTCCTGACGTCCCAAGCTGGAGCGGAGCTCAAAGCGGGCGGTGCAGCCGAAGTTCACAGGTTCGACGGTAGTGTCACGCGTGGCTCATATGGCATTAACGAGTTTGACAAGACCAACCTACACTACGATGGTGGAACTGTTGTTCTGTACAGGTCCAACTCCCTGGCCGGTTACGGCTTTGAACTGGGTGAAGGCATGTGCGGATCGCCGTTGCTACACGGCAAGGGTCCTCAGCGACGCATTCTAGGCATCTATGCAGGTGCCGTTAAGGACGTTTCGTATTTCGTCCATGTGTCTATGATCGCCATAACTGACGCCCTTTTAGCGATGGCTCCCAGTGTTGCTATGGATTGTAACCCCGAGGACGCCTACGGTTTCAACATTCCACAGGCGGACTTTCCTCAAGGCGACTTCATGGAGCTGGGTTGTATGCCTAAGGCAGAGTACGGCAAGGACACCAAGATCACACCATCGATCATGTGTGACACGGTTCTACCGGGTACAACGCGATTACCAGCCATAGTGTCGAGCAAGGACAAGAGATGGATAGAGTACGCGAAGAACCACGCCCTGTCGGTTCACTCCCTGCCTGTGCGGCTGAGCGTCGAGAAATATGCAAAGGTTCCTAGAATCTATGTGTCGCGACCACTGTTGCGCCTCATATCTAGGGATTATTACGAGCATACGTTCCCGAACATTGCCGTCGAGGGCCACCCGTCGTCCACGCTACTGACCGTCAGTGACGTGATGAATGGAGTCATTTTGACAGGCCGTGAAGGACCTCTTGAGATCCGGGCGCTGCGAGGAGACACCTCGCCGGGCAAGGTTTATAAGGATGCTGGACTGACCCGAGAAATGCTCATGCCCCTCAACGGCGAACTTCGCACTATGAGCAAGCGTCTTAGAGCAGATTGGTCTGCTCGGATGGGCAACATGATGCGCTGTAGGCGCGTGGTGCGAATGCCTTGGATGGCTGTTCCGAAGGACGAACTTCGAACTACCGAGAAGGTGGCTGCATGCAAGACTCGACACGTTTCCGTGCCGAGTTTGGATGCAGTCATTTTCATACGGCAGGTTGTTGGCTCTTTTGATGCAGCTTACAAGGAAGCAGGTCTTAAGAAAGCTGGATCTGCGGTTGGAATGGACTGTGAGAGCGCCCAGTGGGTTGTGCTCGTCAAACATCTGACCTATGACCAGACGGAGGACTACGTCATGTGCTTGGACGCTACAGCGTGGGACGGCTCGTTGAGTGCCGACCTCATGGATTGCATGCGCAGAATGAATCTGCAATTTTTCCAAGAGGGCGGCTGCTTCGACGGCATGACATACGAAGACCGTGTGTGCGTGCAGAATTGGCTGGCCGTGGCATACGAGGAGCTGGTTCACACCATTGAGGTGTGTGGCCATGCGGTTTATGCAAAGAATCAAGGCAACCCGAGTGGCAGCCCGTGTACTACCGGCATGAACACCATTTGCATGAACATTGTTCTGCGATACGTTGTAGCGCGATTCTGTATCGAGCACGGCGTGTCGTATAGCGAGGATTTCTTTCGAAAGAACATGCGAGTGGCTGTTTATGGCGACGACAACGTGTGTGGCCCTAGCGCACATCTGCGCGGACTCGGCTTCGGCTTCGAGAGTGTTGACAAGTATGCGTCTGAGCTTGGCATTGTGATGCGCTTGGAGTATGAGGGCTCGGTCGTTGGAATGACCTTCCTGAAGCGCGTCAACACCATCGCGGAGCCTGATCACCATCTGGCGGGCCAGCACGTGCCGCGCATGCCGCGTGAGATCATATCAGACATAATGGCATGGGATAAAGCGACGCGCGAGAATGTCTATACGATCTACAACCGCGTGATCGCAACACTTGTCTTCGCGTGGTTCCACGAGCGTGGCTGGTTCGAGGAGGTTAGAGAGCGACTGATCGACCGCATGCGTGAGGTGCCCGTGGCGGGCCTGGCCGGAAAAGTGGAGTTTGTCCCCACACACGACGACTTGGCTGCTTGGTACGACGGCGGCAAGATCACGAAGATCATAGGTGCGGCTGTTCGAAATGCCATCCGTAAGAACGTGAGCGATGTGTTGACGGTGAACTGGAAGGAAATCGAACCTTTGGTCGTTGTTGACGACGACTGTTTGTCCACTGCGGATGGCTTTGCACATGCTACTGTGGACACTACGCAATCTTTGGACCCCGTATATAATCGTCCGGTCCTTTGTTCGAAAATGATGAACGTGATGAGTGAAGTAGCCCATGCGTTGGGCGATTCCGTTGGATTGCCTAGTTTGTCACAGCAGCCAGCA